TCATTCGGTTTACCAAAGGTAACTGAAGTTCCTGACTTAGAAGACTGAAGGCTCCACCTAGTTGTCTTTCGATTGATTGAGTGACCAAGCGGATTTCTTCTGCTGTAACTCTTTCTGCTCTACGAACGGTAGACTCCGTTAATAGAAACGCATAAGCCAGCCTATCTGTAATCGTTTGTGCCGTTTGGTGAGCGATAGAGAGATCTGCGGATTTCTGAGACTGTAATACCGTAACATCTTGAGCACTCCCTTCAACGATAGCACCATTGGCAGACTTAGCGAGGGTTCTAGCACGAGTAGTTCCATTAGGATTCACCATGAATAGAATCTTACTGGCTGCTGCTGCACCCTCTACGATTGATTGGGTCAGTCCTTCAAGAGACTTGAGGTCTCCAAGGTATTGTTCAACATAACTGCGACCCCAGTTCTCTCCTTCAACCCTGTACATTCGTAAAGGTAAGAAGGGGACTTTATCTTCTGGGTATACGCCATGTGACCCTGGAATCTCTACATCACCAATAGATTGGTACACACTGTACTTACCATCGGGTTGTTTATGGATACAGGTGTAAACATCTACACTATCATTACTTATAGAATCCGAGGGGATCATCGCTTGAATTTCTTGAGACAAGGCCAGAGGACTTACGGATTCTTTTGTAACCATGTGAAGTGGATTACCCATAGGATCACGTTGGATAACATAGCGAGTCATGGGGAAGACTCTAACACCACCCTCATCTGGGAAATGTAATAGACAATTACCAGCAATGATAAGGTGTTTTAGAGCCTCAAACAAAGCTACTCGGACATTGTTTACTTCAACCTCTTTCATGACAGCCTTCTCAATGGATGCCAGAGATTGTTCGACTTCACTCTTGATCTCAGGAGCACCCTCAATTTGCTTGAGTGCCTGGTCATCGAGCACCAGTCGGAAGAATGGGGAGTTGGGGGGTAGGAGGCTTAATAGTAAAGAACTTGCAAGATTATTGACTCCTCGCGCCCCAGTCCCGTTATACGGACAAGCAAATTTCTGGTGACTTGTTGTTCCCTCGTTGGGTATGACAGTGGGGAGAGTCAATCGACTACAATCCCTAGCACGTTCCAAGAAGGAATAACGCTTTGTCTCTAGTTCTGTATACAAGCCTTTGGCATTTTTCATAGTTTAATATCCAACATTAGCACCAGAGCCACCACCAACATTATCTGATAGTCGAATCTTAAGCATACTTGTGCCTTTTCTCTTAGCTCGTTGGGAGTAACCATGAGTCTCTCTACGCCTTGCCTCAGTAGCATCACCTGAATCAGCCATCGTTTCTGCTGTAGGAGCAGGGGGTGGTGGCGGTGGAGGGGGAGGAGGAGGCGGGGGTGGGGGTTTAGGGCTGCGGCCAATGCACATAATTATCTCTCCAAGATGTTATCCGATTGCTCTTTAAGGATAGACATAAGATGTTCTACAACTGACCTTTGACCAGCTTTGAAGAATATCTCACGCTCTGTATCTGTAAGAGCAGGTGTTTGTATTGGGAATTGCGAGTCCAACCACTCGGTTAATTCGGGCAAAACCACGGGAGTTTTCTCATATACTTGTCCCTTATCCATTTTCACTGTCCTTCTTAGCTTCTACATACGCACCCAGCAGGCACACATAGTTCACAATATCTACACAAGTATCCCTAAAACTTTCATCGGATACCTTGAACTCACCTGATTCTGCGAATGTAGATAACCTGCTGAACTTGTCTGTAAGCCTTACCAAGAACCCACGTTCAGTCGTGCATATTCCCATAGACTCACACCTCGTAAAGTTAGCAAAGGGATGTGTACCTTTATTACCCGCATAGTCTGAGTTCTTGGCTTTCGATAGTTCCCTTGCTTCATTACATATTTCCTCATGGAACTTTAAGTATTCATCTCGTGACATTCTGGTGTCCATAGATTGACCTCCTTAGTCTTCTTATTGTATTCTCCATGCCTTAGAATCCTAGCAACCCTTGCTTGGATCAGAGCATCTTCTTCTGTTAGTCCTACCTTCTCATAGGCAGCAACAACCTCTATCCAGTCCCCATCCTTGAGAACCTTGATAGCGGTCTTAGGGCCAATCCCAGGACAGCCACTGTAACCGTCTGTAATATCACCAGTTAGGGCTTGAGTGAGGTGGGTTCTGTTGGCTTGCTCTAGGGATATCTCCATGATCCCATCTTCAGGATGTCCAGGGTTGTATAACTTACCTGGGATGGTCTTCATGTCCTTATCTTCAGAGACAATGATCTTATCTGTTTTATCCTTGGGGTCTGTTGCCAGTATCCCCATGACATCATCAGCCTCTAAGGTATCCCACAATGCGGTCTTGTAAGTTTCCGCTACATAATCTCTAAGTACAGGGTATACCAAGGGTTTACGTTTACTTTTGCGGTTGTGCTTGTATGTGGGGAGGACTTCCTTGCGCCAGTTTGCGTGGTCAGTCAGGGTGATTATTAAGTGGTCAGCTTCTAGGTGTTCCTTGATATCTGTCAGCCAAACATCAACTCTTTCTTTAGCTATCTTAGCATCACCATGTAGTGTCCATACATCATCCCCCCAATCCCATGCTTCCTCTACTGCTGATGACTCAGCGTATAAAAGAATATCTCCATCAATCAATAGAGTCCGTTCCATCGTGGATATCTCCTGCTTCTGCGGCCATCCTTGCCATTGCAAGTAGGCCTAGTATTGCGTGGTATGCTCCCCCTAAACACATGATTACATCATCCTCTTTAGTGCTCCTCCGACTGGCTGCAACAATCACAACCTCATCAAACCTTTTGGTCAGTTCAGCAACCAATGCTTTAGTTGAGAAGTATTCTATTGATTCCATAGGTAGTTGATCCTCTTGAGGTTCTTTAACTCATCCACTAATGCAGTTCGTTTTGCTGATTTCTTTGGGTACTTCAAGATCTGTAGTAGTATAACTGCTTGCGGTAATTTTTCCTTGAGGAAGGGGAGAACTTCTTTAATACAATTCCTTGCGGTCTCGCCTGTGCAGTACCACTCGTATGCTTGGCGATGTCCCTCCTTAGTGTTGGTTCGTTCTCTTACAGTTCCGCCAAATAATTTTTTGTACCAAAACAAAGTAAGAGGATAAGTGTTAGAGATAGATACTCTGGTAGTGTTGTGAAACCTTAGACAACCTTCAGCGTCCAAGTAAGCGGCTGCGTACACCATATCAATGAGTTTCTGCCCAGTTCCTTCCGACCTTAAATTCTCCAGCAAGAGGACATCGTAGGTTGAAGTACCTTCCAGCTTCTTCAATAGATCTTGTGGCCATATTTCCGAGTTGTTCTGCATAGTCCTCCTTGACTGATAATTGAATTTCATCGTGAATGTGAGCGACCTGATAAGCAGTACCTTCAGGTAGCGTGTGAATGTGTTTGCATAGATTGACGGTAGCTTGCTTCATGACCACAGCACCCGCACTCTGGAGTGCTAGGTTCAACGCTGAGTGCTTAGAGCGTACTGGTAGGTGTCTGCCATCGAGACCCCGTAGGTATCCCTTGGTGTCTATCTGGTGAGCGATTACCTTTTTGAATTGACCGATAGCGGGTATCTTATGTAGGAACCTTGCCCTGAGCACTCGACCTTCACCTATCCCACCATTAACAATAGAGCCTAGCTTCTGGTCTCCCGCACCATATAGATATGAGTAGATGAACAGCTTACTTTTCTGTCTGTCGGGTAGACCCGCAGCGTGTTGGTTCACCGTATGAATATCACCATCACAAACTTCCTTGGCATATTGACCTTTATCATAGTAAGCCAAGTAGTGAGCCAGCATCCTTAGTTCTAATCCACTGGCATCAGCACCCACCAACACATAGCCGTCATCAGGTATAAATAAGCTGCGACACTCAACACCATAGGGTGAGGACACTGCGGGAACCTGAGCCAAGTTTGGTCTTGAGTGAGTGCACCTACCTGTAACAGTACCGTTGGTGTTCACTCGACCATGTAACCTGTCGTTCTCTACTGATTTCAACCAGGCTTCTTTACCCTCGGCTAGTTGTCCTAATCTCTTGCCAACCATGAGGTACTCAACCAAAGGTTTAGCCTCATCAAAGGAGAGAGCTGTAAGTATGCTTTCATCAATCTTAGGTTTGCCACCGTTGGTATATTCTTTAGGTTCCCATCCATACTTATCCATGAGACACTTAGCTATCTGGTCTCTACTGCCTGGATTGAATGGGATACGCTTGACCCTTAGTGGGCCTTTAGTAATTGTCTTACAGCCAGCCTTCTGAGCAGCACCCTTAGTAGCATAGCGTTCACCTTCGGACTCCCAATAAGCAGGGGTCTTCATAGGAACCTCAGTAGGTGGGAAGATTTCCTGTAGGGTTCTCTCTAGTTCTGCCTTACGATCCAAGAGTTCAGCATGGAGGTTCCTTGCAGCCACAGTATCAAAGGCAAACCCATGTCTCTCTTGTTGTTTCATAATGGCAGCAAAGGCGTGTTCAAGGATCACTGATTGTTCTGAAGGTTCTTCTCTCATGAGATCTTCATACAATCTGTAGGTGACTCTAGTGTCTTGAACACAGTAGTCTTCCATTTCTTGAGACCACTTTGCCCAATCATTAGTTTCACCGAAGTCACCCTTGTATTCACCCATGCGATAACCCCATGCTTTCAATGAGTGAGCACCTATAAGATTTCTTGGGAAGTCACCACCACGCTTGAAGTCTTCATCACGAATGTCTGGGTGTACAAGTCGTGCAAGTATTACGGTGTCTCTTAGACACCCTTGCATCTTGAACTTTGGGTAGAGCTTCTTGATTGCTGGTATATCAAAGCCTTGAGCATTGTGACCTACAACTATGTCTGCAAGTTCAATCTCTTTGAGACCTTCTTCAATGTTGTTCTCTTGAGAGTTGTACCTACGGACTTCATCACCCTGTCTTATTACTAAGCAGTGGATTTCCTTGAGGTCACTGAGTTCTCTCCAGTCAGTGATGGCGTTTGTTTCTATGTCAATTACTATCGTGTGCATTTGTATCCTCCTCTGCATCTAATGTTTCTGTGGATAGTATCGCACAACCTAAGAGATAAGGTATCTGCGGTACTACACTGTTTCCGAGTTGCTTAAGTCTGTCCACCCGCTTGGGAACCCCATGAGCCACTCTACCCACGTTGGATTCAACTGCCCAGAAGTCTGAGAGTCGGCAGCCACTGAGCAAGCAAGGCGTTTCTTGTGTTCGTACTTCGCAAGATCCTCCCAGTTCTTCGCTGTGTCCTTGTAGTCTCTCGCTGTTGGGGTTGGCCACCATGTTGTTGGGTCGGTTGCTACCTTGGTTGCCAGAGTGTACCTCCCCTGTGGGTGAAGTCTCTCCGCTTCCTTCTTGGCTGCTTCCATTGAACAGGCTATTGAGCTGTTTGCTGTTGGGGTTGGCCACATCCTCGCAAATTCCGCTGGGTTTGGAGTCCTGCCTTCCCTGAACTTCTTCGACCTTTCTTTCCATGTTGCGGTCGGTGTCCCTATTTGTGCGGGGCTGGGGGCACTCGCTAACGGGGTATGCAATAATCCAAATCCTGTCCCTCTGGTGAGGAGCACCAACGGCACTAGCGGGTATGCAATGCCACTCACACATATACCCGATCTCGCAGAGATTTTGTAAGACCAAGGTAAGTCCTTTAGATCTAAGGGCTGA